GGATTGTATTCCTGCTTGATATTGTTGTAGATACGCAATTCCAATTCCAGCAATAGATCATCTCTAAAATCACCGAACGCCGCTGTGATGCTACCGTCGTGTCCTTGTATAACATATCTAGGCTCTCGGTATGTGTCATCAAGAAATTTCTTAGGAGTGTATTTTTTGTACAGACCCATAGATGTAGGAGTGGGCGGTATATGATTAGTAGCTGTGCTGAGATATTCTCTAATTTCTATTACATCCAACTCTGTAAGTGTCACTAATAATCTCACAAAGCTAAATGTGCCGTCAAATACATAATCGACACCATTTAATAATTGTACATCATTTTTATACACATACACTGCTCTGGTGCTGGGCGCTGTTAAATCAAATGGCTGCGACAAACTAAATGTTGATATCCCTGTGTCTTCTACCACTGTGGTTAACGCAGTAAACGCCCCCGAGCCTATCATGTCCGAATCAGCAAAAGCATCCTTAGCAGTTTTTACCGCAGTGAGACTGTTAATGATGTCGTCTACAAAGTCATTTACTGTGTCATTGTAATCAATTTCTGTAGATCGTTGTAAGAAATTATTTTTAAAAATTGTGTATTCTTTTTTGGCATGTTGTATAGCTTTGACTATATTATGTGTTTTATCGCACAATGTCATAACTGCCAATGGGGCATTACCGCTGTGTTTTAAAAATCTTGAAGCATAGAATCTATAATCTTGCAGGTCTCTAAGGTTACTTAGTCCCGGCAAAATTCCAATAAAATCCTTGGACCATTCCACTGCACTTGCAATATGATCAGTTGCTTGACCCAGAGTGAACGACTCAATGGCTGTGTTAAAGGGATTTTTTTCTATACCTATTGGCATTTCATAATAACCCTGATCGGGTTCTATGTCAGCAATTATCTTTATCACCACCACATCTTTGACGACAAACGTTTTGTCAAATACAAATGTTCCTCTATTTCTTTTCCAGGTGCCTTGGTATTTTTTTCCGTTTAGATAAAAATTTATTTCTGGTTCAGCGGTGAGGCTTTCCCAGCTCACTGTTCTGAAAGTCAACGTATCAGTTGCTGTGTCTACTATTTGATTATCGATGATCGGTTGTGTATACTCTGTGTCTAATTTCTGCCAACCATTGGCAAATACATTGGATCCAAATCTATAAAAACCAGTAGAAATTTTCTGTGCTGCTGGTTTTTTATCAATGTTGTATCTAAATATCTGTGTTTCCCAATTCCAATTAAATTCAATGTCTCCAATATTATCTATATTGAGATAGCTTAGTCTAAAACCTAGTTCTGTATCAATCCTACCATTACCAGGTTTATAACTTAGTATAGGTGAACCAAAAAACTCTGTATCAGCATAACTAGCAGCATCTCCAAAACTTATTCCGGCGTTGTCAAACACATCAAATAATGGTGTTTGGTTCACTGTGATTTTTCGTTGACTAACTACCCAATTTGACCCGTCAAAGTGATACATTAATCCTTTGTTTTTATTGCCTCGGGTGACAACTACTCCCTGTCCAAGTATTGATTCAGTATCTTCAGTTTCCTGCAAATGTATCTGCGTGGAATTATTATGAGTGATAAATTGCACCGAATATATTTTGTTATTTGATAATCTGTCAGTGTCTGCTACTACTAGGATTCTGGCGCCGTTAAATAAAAATTCACCGTCTATGTTATATCCTGGCGATCCTTCGATGGTTGAAAATACGTCGGTGGTTACTGTGTCAATGTAATCCACAGATAACTTTGCTGTGGTTCCGTGGTTAAACAGTTGTAGATTAGGTAAAAATTCAATTATAGGCCGCTTGGCTCTTGAAGTTTCTGGGGCTGGAAAATCTTCACCTCGTAGTTTGTAGGCTCTTTCCAATACCGATCTATGAAACCAACGATTGTATCTACTCCAAGGATTATTGTCTGCACTGTTTCTTGAAATAGTGATATAATCTTTAAATGCAGCATACTCTGAAGCATCATCAAACGGTTGAGTATCAAATCCCTCATTGTCAAACAATATTTCAGGCACACTTGCGCTCAACGCAGGCACCGTTAAATCTCTAAATCTAGTCAATGTAATAGCTGTCCCGACTCCTTCTACCAACCAGGAATCGTTGGCATATTTTGTAGGCGTTACCTTACCAGCAAACTCCACAATCATACCGTTTGAAAATTCAATACCATTACCGCTGGTATATGTGATTTTTCCAATTATTTCTAATTCTACATTAACAAATGTGTTTTCTTCAATGTCGGCTATGACCAATCTGCCAAATGCATCCGGAGTTATTTTACTTTGATAATACAATGTGTCAGGAGCATCGTATGGTACTACGAATGTTAGGATGCCGTTTTCGATGCCGTTGTTGGTGATTCCTTTGTTGTAGTCTAATGCAGCGCCTTGGTTGGCTGACTCTATGTATTGCCAATCTTCGCTGTCTAATGTAATCGAGCTAGCGTCTAGCACTGTAATATCACGAACTGCTCGCCATAGTTTGGAATCATATACAGCAAAACTACCTGCGCGATAAAATTGATCGGGTCTAAACAGCAGAGAACCTGTATCAAAATTTGTGCGTATGCTGAATCCTTCGCCTGGGACATTTATTTTAAATTGATAAGTTTGACCACGAAATAAAGTTAATGTAGGATTATTTGTATAACTGTCGGGGCTAAAAACAAATGAATTTTTAGTAGTGCCTAGCACAACTTTATATGTGCTGACTGTTTCTGCAGATTGGCCTGTGATATTAATACTACGTGGACCTAATGGTTCCCAATAATATTCGCGATAGTTTATAAATTTATCCCAGTCAATAGGAGGATTCCAAGAGTAGCTGGTTTGACCAGTTATCTTATCATCTCGTTCAATGGTGTTTCCAAAAAATTTCAGTTGATTTTTTACATCTATATAATCATAGAAATTTTCTATTTTATCATGATTTTTAAATATCACTCCGGGTTCAAGTTGATAGCTGCTTCTCAATGTAGCATCTGTGTCAACATATACATCTTTGCCGTTGTAGGTTTTATCATATCTACGACCCAAGTACCCTACAACTTTATCCAACACACCAGGTTGTATCAGCGGATCAACCACTGCAGATAAAAATTTATCATTAGCAGGGGTTTGGAAAATTATAGGCAGTAGTTCTACTGATCTACGTATAGGTAGCCCGCTTTTAGGAAATTTATCAACAGCCATTATTAGTATCCTCCACTGCTTGATACGCTGCTACTTGTTGATGCACTGCTATATGTTGTAACTTGAATATTTTCAGATTGCATGCTTGTATTTGTTCTTACGCCTATTTCAGACGCTGTGATTGCGGACACAATTTCTATGTCATCCACTGTAGCGGCGCTGATCAAGATTTCATCAGAACTGCTTTGTATTTCAAATAGACTACCAAATGCTTGACTAGATTGCCTTGGAATAATAACAATATTTGCTAGATCCGGTGCTACTGTATTCAAGATATATGTGGTAAGTTCGCCCATGTAGAATCTGTCTCCAAAATCCCAATTATTGATATCGAAGAAATCATTGATCGCTGAAATAATTCTTACCTTGAGATCATTATCGTTGATAGATAAATTTTGATTTTTAACAACTTTAAATATCGCCTGAAGTGCAGGATCTGCCTTGGATCCAAACAAAGTTTTGTACTTAACGGGATGATATATTATATCATCACTTATACTTTTTATCGAAGACAATGCGGAGCCAAATGTTGTTCGCAATGCTTCGCTGGTAGGCGCTACTGGTTCCATGTCTAGCCCTCCTGCCAGATATATTCTATAACTTTCATCATAACTTCTAATTAGTAGAAAAATGTCAATGATATTGCTGGATGGAGGATCTATTCTTCTATCAACACTGGCATTGTGTATATACTGGAATTTGAGATTTCTTCTACCTACTTCTGCAGAATATTCATTAGCGATGTCTAGAGTGTTGGTTGTTCGATTCACACGTTTGATTACGTTTTCGCTGATATCGTAAAAATAAATTAGCTGCTGATCGGGATATGTTAAAGAATCTGTTAGGTCTATATTGTCCTGCTTGTCTCTTACTAGTATAAGATCTGCCGAATTGTCAACTAATGTCTTTATTCTGCTGCCGTATACATCGTTTGAGGTTCTAAAAAATAAAAAATTTAAATCGGTGTCAACACCTACTATATTTTCAAATGATTCAGGATTATCTATCACACCGTCATCATCGGAATCTCTGAAACTCAATTTAATTTCACTGGTGCTTTCGTATCCGTCATCAAACTTTAGTGTATCACTGATTTCAAATGCAAAGTCCTGAACCAATTGTGTAATAAAATCTTTTCCGGTATTGACGCCAAGAACCTTGATTTGATCTTTGACAACTGCTCCTAACTGGTCATTGTACTGTTTTTCATTTTGATCAAAGTAAAATCTATTCTGATTCACACTGCCAAAAACATAACCAAGCCTTCTAATTCTCACAGTATAACTATCGGGCTGTCTCACAAAGGCTACTATCCAAGAACTGTCGACATTTGTGCTTGTGGTGTCACCAGCCTTACCAAGAATGAAATCATCTACAAGGTTAAGATTATTACTGGTAACCAATTTCCACTGTGATTCAGTGGGTTCATATCTCAAGCCAAAATTTTGATTTTCAAATATCTGATTGACAATTTCTGTTTCAAGGGCTACGGGCAAATCATTGATAAATCTTGGCAATATTCTAGTAGCAATGGCTCCTGTTGGCACAACAATGTTCAATAATATAGGGCCAAGACCTTTGGTATATGTTCCGTCCCCTGTGACTTTGATTATTTTAGCCCATATATAATCTGTTTGATCTGCGTCATTGACATCAGTTGGGACTAGTTTTCCTTTTTTAAATCTACTGCCTGCGGGGGCTGTAAATTTCACAGATGCATTAGTCAACACATATTTTAGATTGCTGGTTGAATAAACTCCAACCGGCAGCTGCGAATTATCTATAATATTTTTGAAATAACCTGTACTAGTTACCGTGGAAACTGATTGCCACACTGTGTTAGTATCAGTGAATAATATTTTGTCAAATTTTGTAAAATAAAAATTATAAACTTCAGCATCAGTGAATACAGGTTCTAGGTTTCGTCTAATAAAATTAATAATATCTATTCTATTTGTAAATTTGAACGACAGCACAGATTCGTCTTGTTGTTTATAAATGTATCCGTCACTGCCAAACACATTGACACTGCTGTACTTGCCGGTGGCGTCGAGGATGTCAAAATTTCTACTGATACCACTGCTGGTTCTGTTTACTGCTTTGATTTTTACAATGTTCTGTGATCCTAGCAGTGGCGCAAGGTTATAATCTTCTGCTGTGATCATTCGATTTTGAGTGTAATAGATTGCAGGAGCATTGGCACGAATGTTATCTATGTCTTCTGATGCTGCAGAATTCGCCACTGTATTCTGTAGAGCAAGACCGATAGTCAATGTATGTTCTACATTATTTTTGTTGCGGTACACTACAGAAATATTGATACCTCTTAATTCGTTGGGGTATATGGTATACGATAATCCATTGCTGGTTCTATAAAATACTCTAAAAGATCCTTGTGGCAGATTTCCGTAGACGCCGTCTGCAAACACAAGATCTATGTTGTCATCTTCTTTGGTGTTAACCGCATAGATGTTGCGTATGTCCTGAGTGATACTGTTGTAGGCAATGTTGTTACCCACTAATGACGAAACCTTGGTCCATTCCTCAAGTTGAGCACCTTGCGAGTTCAAAGAAAACAGCCACACATCGTCATTGTTGATATTGCCTGCGTCCACAGCAATTTTTTCATTAGTAGTAGGTACCTCTACTGTAAAGTCTGCTAATTCTAATGTGCCTTGTTTGAACTGCACAAAAAATCCTGTGTTGGCACTACCTGGTCCGGATCCGTCGTTTCTATAGATAAACCCCATTTGATTACCAGGTACTGGTGGTTCTTCGTAGATGTTCTCGCTGTTTTTAAAAGCTGTGCTTACTATCTCAAAACTCATGCTTCTACTGGCCACAGTCTTAGAGAAAGAGAACAAAGGTACATCTGTACTAATTGTGCGGAATCTATATTGTTCTGTGGGAATTCCCTGAATAGTAGCAGAGCCTTGGCTACGACCAAATTCTGTATTATCGGCCATTGCGCTGTTCAATACAGTAAGGAACTGTTCTAGCCAGTTGGCATTTGTAGGGTCGTTCCAAGTTATTAACTGTTGAGCAAGATTTTTTCCGTTACTGTCTACAATGGTGTCAGTGGTAGTTATTGTTGTGAACTTTAGTAGTCCGCTGGCTGAAACTGTGCGTTTGGCATTGTAACTAAGCATGCGAGCGATACGCAGTACGCTTTCTTTGGTCTCGGCTAGTTCAATAAAATTTTCGCGGCTGGCAAGATCTATGCGGAATGCCAGGCTCTGTCCCAAGAACGCTACGGCATCTATCAATGCCATATATTCTGATGATTCTATATAGTCGTTAAAATCTTCTGGGTAATTTTCACGTAGATATGTGATAATAACTCTACGCAGATTTTCAAAATCGTAACTGCGGAAATCAGCGTTTTTGAACGTCTGATAGATTCGAGTCCAATCTTGATTTAGTATGAGATTGTTTTGTCTGCTGGTTGTGGTCATACCAATATTTACCCTTAAAAATAAACTGCTTAGTTAATTACTCTATTAGTCTTGTCAAAGTTCAAGGTCATACGCTCATTGATGTTAAAAGGAATATACACTAAATCCGCTTGTATACGCATGCCTTGATCTGTGCTGTCTATGTTGATTTCAGTGACTGCGAATCTAGGATCATAGTTGATGATAGCCTCCACATCCTTGGCTATGATTTCCTTGACATCTGGTGTAAAAGGTTCAAATAGCATGTCCCAAATCACTGTGCCAAACTCTGGATTTTCTAACTTTTCGCCTTTGCGAATATAAAAATGATTGATCAAATCCTGTTTGACAAGATTGATATCATATAGTTTGAAATTCTTATTGGCCTCGTTAGAACTAAATCCTTTGTAGGTGAATTGTCCTTGATTCTGCGTCACTGTGGCAGAACGTTGCGCTGCTGTCTGTTGATTGTATAGTCTTGTGGCCATATTAAGTATCCCTATCTGTTTTGTCTGGTGTTAATAAATTTGGTGCTCTGTGTTCGTGCAAGGCCCACGGCTCGTGCATGGGCACACGCTTCATGAAGCTTTTCACAATGCCAGATTGATATCGTTTGTCCCATCCTGCTGCTATACTAGTAGCTGGATTATCTCTGAGATCATAGGGACGTACAAAGTCTGCAGCCTCCGCAGTTTCTGCATTGTTTGGTCCATTGAAGTTGATCTTAGTACCGTTAAGTTTAAGCTCAGACCCACTGCCGAGACTGATATCTGATGTAGAACTGATTTTAGTTTCTGCTCCGGACGCAATATCTAAATCGTTGTTGGTAGATATTTTGGTCTTGGCTCCTACTAGTATGTCAAGATTAGCACCCACTGTGAGTTTGGCATCTGCATTGACAAGAAACTCCATGTCTGTGGCTATTTCTACATGCCACTTACCTGATTCAGTTCTCATGTTGATGTTTCTGCCTGCTTCTAAATTTATATCTCTAGCAGCACGTATATTAAGATCTTGCTGAGTATGCACACTGATGCTGTCTTCAGCAAATATATCTATCTTGCCGTTACTGGTAAGTTCTATCCATGCTGTGCCGCGAGCATTGGCAATGTAGATCAAATCTTCTGAATTATGCATCAAGATCTGATGTCCAGTTCTAGTTCTTACTCTGAAATATTCACTAGCTGGGATCGTTGCAGATCCCGTGTCGCCTTTTCGTTGGTTAGCAGGGTCTAATAGATCGATGTATTTTACTGGGCCTTCGGCGGCAGATTTTTCCCGGTGGAATCTATCATTGCCGTCATCCATTACCAGCTGGGTACCTCCCAGTCTGCTTACAGGCACAGTCTAGACTATCTGCCTTGCCTATCTGTTGTTTTTTTGCGCTGGCTCTACGATCAAGGGGACCGGGAGTACTAATACCAAACACCATGCTAGGTGCTTCTCGTCTAGGCGACGAAGTTGTGAATCCTCTAACATCATCTTCTAACAGTCCTTGTTCGAGAAATCTATCCGCTATAGGATGCACTACTCTAGGATATTTTTCTGGATCAATTTCCTGCTTTTCTCCGTTGATGCGTTTATTAACTTCAGCTACTGGTAAAGGCAATGAAGTATTGCCGTATCTTTTTTTATCTTCAGCATCAAGGCTGTTTACTGTACTACCAGCTATGGCCGGCACCATGTGATTGATGTTGATACCTGGCACACAGGCAAACCAATAGCCTGCTGCAGGATCACCGTTTACAAACAGCACCAACACATTGACGCCCACATCCGGTGGTACGAACCACATGCCGTATGATTTTTGTGTGTCACTAAATCCGTCAATGGTTGACTTTGTTCCGTCATTGTTTCCCATAAACTCAAACGGAGTATATCCAAAAAATGGTGATGCGTATTTCACTATGAAAGTCTGGCTGTCATCTCCTGCAGTATTGGCTTGGTCTTTAAGCAGAGTAACTTCAATCGATCCCATGAATGAAGGATCGAGGTGGCTGATAACTCTAGCGATATAAATGCCTGTGGTTAGTCCGCCACTTCTGTCTGAGTCGTCTACTGACGGTCTGGATAATTCTGCCATTAATTTTGTCCTAAGTCTCTGTAATATCTAAATCCTACCACCCTCTGAGCTTGATTAGATGTAGTAATTGTAGCCCGTTGACTGCCGTTAGATGTACCGTTAGCTGAATCAGCACCAGTGACATTAGTAGCAGTGTTGGTATCAACTGGAGATGTTCTAGCAGGTTCTGTATCTCCAATTTCTGTAGCAGGAGTTGACGCTTTATCTATCACAGATGCTTTGTCTCCGGTTATGGTTTCGTTGACTTCTGGTCCTTGTGGTCCTGGCATTCTTATACCTTTAAGTTTCTGCTTCCAATTACCGTCGTTGAATTGATTCTCGCAGCTAACGATTCTATATATACCGCCAAATGGACTTTCTTTACCTGCTATTGAAAAATCATATAGGCCTGTTAATGTGTTAATATCTGCCGGAGTTCGCAATGATATGTAGATATAGACATTACCGCTTTCATAGTTCATAGTTCCATCGTCAGTGATCTGAGATGTAGGACTGGCTGCTCCTACAAAATAGTTGCTCATACCCGAATCTATCAACCAATAAGGATCGCCCAAAACTTCGAGATTGATAGTTACCATGTCAGCACTACTGCCACTGATAAATGCTTCTTGAAAGTTTTCAGCCACGTTCTGTTCTACACTTTTATTTTCTGAACCGCCTTTGAATCCTTTTAGCAGTCTAGGATCACGTTTGGGTCTAGCCCGACCTGTTTGTGCCGACTGCACTTCTGTAGCTTGGCCTTGGCCCGTTCTAGTAGATGAAGGCCGCACTTCTGCATTTTTTTGATCTTGATTGCCGGTTTTTGCAGCTTCTGCTTCTGGTTTGGGATTAGCACCTGCATAGAATAAATTATTAATGTCAATGTTAAAACTGAGTATATCTACATTTTGTCCTGTGTAGATATACTGGTATTCTTTAACCACATCTTTCATTAGTTCAGCATACCCCACAGGAGACGATGTAGCATTGGCGAATATACTTTGATGCACCAAGTACGGCACTACTCTGTAAGTAATTTTTTTAGCATAGTCGCCGGTCAACTTGTCAAATTTCAGCAATTCGATCTGCACGTCTAGCTTGAACCATTTTATGAATCCCTGCGGAGTAAGAAATTTAGGTTCCAACGCTTCGGTAGCATACTCTGAACTAAGAATTACCTGATTGATGATCGACGTTAGTGATTGACTCTGTCCAAATTGAAACGCTCGAGTCTTGGGATCTATAGTCATGCCATCTCGTTTTAACACACCTGTTTTTTCATCGTATTGATCACCAGCACGTTTAAAAACTGCTCGTCCCCCCGATGATTGATTAAATCCTAAACTGGCAGATGCTATGCTGTTCTGATTTAACAACTGTGGATCGGTCTTGATCATAGAGGCTTGGACCGCAGTATTTTTAGTAGCATCAGCCTTGGGATTTACCGTGGCTTTTTTTATTTCTGCTAGATTTCCTGCTGAACTTTGCCAGTCACTTGACAGTATTGGAAACTGTATGACATACTCGTCTTTTTCTGTGATTTTTCCTTCGGCCTTGAGTTTTTCTTCATTCTTATTCAGATAGGCCATAAGACTGGTGTCGCTGCCTGATAGGAGATCAAACACATGACCGTTACCGCTAGCAGATATTTTAACGTCACTGTATGTGGTATTAATGGCATCTGAAAACCCTTGATGATTGTAAGGGATAGCTTCTACCTTGTATACACTGCCTCCTTCGTTGACTGTGAATTTTGTAGAGGAAAGTTTCATTACGAAATACTTGGGTTTGATCTGAGATACAGTCTGTCCCAACTCATTGAATCCCTGAATGTCCATTCTTAAAACAAACGGTGCATTATCTAAGTAACTGAGATATCCAGCTTTCACTGAGGCATTCTGCATGCTCTGCAATAATAGTCCCATAGAATGAGGTTCAATAATATCAAATGAAAATTTCACAGCATTACTGTTGCCTGTGGCTTCGTTAGCACCTATCACTGTCTGCATGACAAAGTTATTAATATAGTATTCGGGACTTCCAAAAAATGTAGCTACTCTATCTGCATCAAATCTGCCGGCAGACGAGAACACCAAATTTTTCAACGCTCCTGGAGTGTTTCGATATAATTTTGGATCGTTGAACTGTTCAGGAGTCAAGCAGGCCAGAGTCCACAAAACATTAGAACTAGCAAATATCTCCATGGGATTTTTAACCAGTGCAGGAAGATTTTTCTTTGCTGAAGCAGCTGTGGTCTTTGTGTTAGTTTCTTGTTTTGATGCACCGTCTTTGATTGGATCAGACGGTCTCGGCGGTATTTCTTCAGTCTTTCTAAATGCATATCCTATCGGGATAGAGCTATTCGTAGGATTAGCTATAACTACCGAACCATCGGGCTTGAATGATACACCAAACCCGTCAGGAATAAATCTTGCTACCATTTAGACTCCTAAAAACTTTTGAAGATTTGTTTTTTTAGGAAGGAATATTACCACTCCTGGTTCGAAGTCATACACGGGATCTTTTAACACACTCATATTTCGCTGCACAAATACCCACCATAATTTTGCACTTCCATATACGTCATAGGCTAATAGATCCGGTCTGTGTCTATACTGATTTTCTATCACATATCTAAAATCGTCCGGTTCAGCCGGTACTGGTCGAATCTCTAATAGATCAAGATAAAAATTTTTCTGTCTTGTGTCTGACCACGGACTTGTTTTTGCGTAGTTGGCCATTAGATGTATCCTACCTGTTTGTCACCAGACATCATGCCCTTGGCGTAGTCTTGGAGACTGAATTTTCTCAAACCTTGTCTACTATACACCGGTGCAACTACCACTGTAATGGTGCTTAGTATCGGTACCCATGTGTATTTCTGATTGTTGAACGGATCGCACTGAATGTAATTAACATCATCTTTGAAATCCACTGAGAACGATTTTATAATCACGGGCACCTTGTCAAATACATGACTACCATAACCGGTGAGGTTACAAATTATGGGCGGATTGCCAGCAAGCTCGCCTTGACCAAAAAACATTTTTGTAGCTGTCTTGAAAAATGTTGTAGCAGCGATCCAGTATGCAGCATCTGCTTTGGTTTCGCAACTGAACTCTCCGCTGATTGAAATGTCATCTACCACACTGTTTTTGTAACTATACTGTGAGTAGTTGGCATGTGTGATAGGTATAGTGTTGTATTCTGCTTTGGTGCTGACAGTAATGCTGGGCATGTAAGGCCAAACCACACCCCCAGTCTGTTGTAGCACTGCAAACAACGGACTATTGAAAGTACTCCATTCACAGGTTATACGCACACGCCAGTCATCTTTGGCGCTAGCACTCAACTGTATGGCTTGTCCTTGAGGCATAAAGGCCTGCGCTCCCTTTGGAATGTTGATTCCTCTCTTAAGACTAAGTATATTGTTGAGCATACCCGCTGCACCACTGATGCTACCGGCAGCTTTAAGTAATCCGCCTGCAAGGTTACCGCCAGTGAGTTTGTTAATTGATCCGGAGATATCTGCTGCTATGTTACTGGTTGATCCTGCCACTGATCTTAATTTGTCTACAGCCCCACCCACTACACTGTTTACTGTGAGGTTACCGCCCATGGCGCCAGCACCAAAGTTTTTTGCATCTCCAGCTAGTTGGTTTAGGCCTGATTTTGCACCTGCATACAAGTCGGAGGCTATTTCATCAAGTTTTACTTTTTCCATCATAGACGAAGCATCTTGCAGTGCTGCTTGTCCTTCGTTGGTAGCTTGGCTTATACTTTCTGAAATACCTGCCACCAGCTGTGAAAAAGGTGCTGTAGGATTGCTGCCAGGGCCTGATGATGGTTTACCTGATCCTCCAACGCCAAACGATGCTGCTTGTTCAGCAGCGGAGTTACCAACGGCGGCTTTTATTCTAGCAGCTTCTTCTGTTACGGTTTCTGGGAAAGACTTACGTGCCATTTTGAGCAGATTTCCTTGTCATATAGACTATTTATTATGATAAAAATGTGCTATTATATAACATATAACGGAGAATTCTAACTAATGATTGTGCCTAAAATTAAGTATCTAACCAACA